CGATTAAACCATTTGCTATGGCTACATCATCTGTTGCGACAGCAGTCGCAGGTGCAGCCAAATCAATGGGATATTGTAGACCACCCGTTACTAAGAATCCAGATCCTTATCGTCCAACACCAACCTCACAACTCGCGACAACGAACACACCGGATACAGCCGTGAAATTGACTGTTGATGAGAAACAGGAATTGTCCATTGACCCTCGTATTGCTGGTGTAGGACCTGAAGATCCATTGTCTATAAGGGAAATTGCGAAACGAGAATCGTATTTGACTAAATTTTCATGGAACATTGGAACAGCACCAGAGACATTGTTGTGGAATGCTAGGATTGATCCAGTAACGTGGGCAGAAAATGCTGGTCCGCCAGCTTCATATCATTTTCCTGCGTGCGCGATGGCAGCTTTACCATTTAAATATTGGACAGGCACTATGAAATTTAGGTTTCAGATTGTATGTTCTGCATTTCATAAGGGAAGGTTGAAATTTGTGTATGATCCGCAATTTTTGGCATCTAACGAGTACAACACAAATTACTTGGAAGTTGTTGATATTGCTGACACACAGGATTTCACAATTGAGTTGGGTAATGGACAACCCATGACGTTACTTGATCATCATTTACCAGGATTTGATTCTGTAACGCAAATGTATTCCACTACACCATATGCTAGTGAAGAAGAAGGTAATGGTGTGATTGGAGTATACGTTGTCAACGAGCTCACGACTCCGAACAGTACAGTTAACAACGACATTGAAATTAATGTTTTCGTTTCTATGGGTGATGACTTTGAAGTTTTTGTACCCGACGATCATTTTCAGAGATTTGTCATGAAACCACAATCTGGTAAGGAAACATTGGTACCAGAAAGTCAAGACACAAGTGAGCCATCTGCACCACAGCAGTCTATGACTGATGTTGTCGGTCCTGGTGTGCAGGACACGGCATTGATTAATATGGTTTACACTGGTGAGTCAATAATGTCTTTTCGTCAAATGCTTAAACGGTATTCATTGTGGCGTCGTGAAGATACCGCACCCGTTACTGCTTTCACAAGATTTTCACGTAGTCAATGTATGTTTCCCTTTTTGAGGGGAGCTGTTGATGGTGCTGTTGATCAGACAGGTGCATTGACGCCTTATAATTATTGCAATACTTTGCTTTTGCATTGGGTTACTCTAGCCTTTTCTGGTTGGAGAGGTGGAATTCGCTATAAGATTATGTTTCAAACGAGTTTAACGCAAAATGCAGATAATACATCGTCGAAAATGTACATACAGCGTGAGGACCCGTATCCAGCAGGCGTTAATTCATACGATCGTTTTGCTGGTACGCAACCGAATTACAATAAATTAACTGATGCCGCGTATGACGTGATTATTGGTGAAACTGATGTTACGGGCGCAAAAGGTGCTTTGTTTGCGTGTGATAATATCAATACAGCAATGGAGTTTGAAGTGCCGTATTATTCGCGCAAACGATTTACTCCTGGCAAAACACAAAATTGGACAGATGCAGTTAATTACACACCAAATTTTAGAATGGAAGGTGTGTTTCATGGCAATCCCAAAGCTACTATCGACTACAATGTTGCTGCAGCAGAGGATTTCCAAGTGTATTTCTTCACTGGGTTGCCAAGAATGTATTTCGAGCAAGTGCCGCCCTTACCTTAGGTGGTATGAAGACATGGAGTTATGTCTATAAATATGAACTCAAAGGTAATCACACACCTTTATAAGTGTGATCTTAATAAAATAAGAGTCTGTGGCCGACTCTGGCGTTGAAAAGCGACCGGGCTAACCGCCGAATAAAATTTGTAAAACCTTGACTAGGTAGCATTACTGTTCGGCGGAAGCCGACGGTTATGTCCCGTGGAGAATTTCTCCGGGTCCTAGCAAGGGAGTCACAAATTTTAATAGCGGTAGCCCCGAGACCATCGTGAGATCGTCCCGAATGCACCTCCTAAGAACTATTTTTGGAGGGAGATGCATACCGGTGGG